TGTGCGGATGTAGCTGATGAATGAAGATGATTGGTAGGTAAGCATGTGTATGTGAAATAAAGGTGAATAGTGGTAGACGTGAAGTCTACATCTAACCAAACAAATGGCTAGAGGTAAACATCAGAACGAGTTCCTTAAGAGTAAGCGTACATAAACTCAGACAACGTAAACGTGTCGTCAGTTCCTGTCTCAGTTACAAGTTCAGCGTGTGACAAAGCATTGAGATAGTCAAGATGTTCGTCAAGTGTGAAGTCATCGTCGGTAGGCTCAACGTCATGCATAAGCTGGATATACTCAGCTTGCAATGCATCGACAAGCTGTTGGTGTGAGTAGTCAGTTGGAAGTGTTTGCATGAATTAATGATAGCAGATGAAGGGAAGGAAGTCAAGCGGTAGTGGACAGCTTAGTGATTGTCTGAGATGGTGAATGAGGAAGATTCGCAACGCTCAATCAAACCATCACGAATGGCTTGACGATAGTAATACTCACGTTGCAGTTGCTCGTGATATCTCTTGGTAGCTGAGGCGATGAGTTGTTCTTTGTTCATGCTGTTAGTATGGCAGAGATTGGCGGGAAAGTCAAGCAGTGGTGGACAGTTATCTAAGTGGTTGATAGTACGTGTGTTCTACGCTCTCGCTTATTTCATGATGCTGAATACCATTAATCTTTGCTGGTTTGTTACGCTTACCCTTTGGCACTTTGTTACACCATAACAATGTACGCATAGGCTTAGCTCCGAGTGTGAATGTGACTTCCTTTAGTTTCATTAGTTTGTGTCTTTGTAGATGTAATCAACTGAAGCATGTGGATATGTATTACTCCACAATGCTATTGAATGATATGCACGCTCTTCATCAATGCATACCTCAAGCAACTTACGCTTACCCTCACTGTCTAACATGTAAACATGGAACATAACTCAAACCCTCGCAAATGTATATCCATTCTCAAACTGATGGATTAACTTATCATCAGTGATGAACCACTCAAACTTATGTTGGTACACACTACATGTGAACCCATCACACAATCCATTGATGATTGCATTGAGTCGTGACTTGGTTGTATTACTTTGCCAACCTCCATCATATACTTCAACCTCTTTATCACTAATGCTTGCAATATGATTACAATGTAGATGAACTGAAGTAACACCTATCGTACTGTCATAGTATACAGCAGTGTTATCTTTCTTCCAATCTTTACGCTGTTTGATAGCGTCAATCATCTGCTGTTCAATTAGTCGCATGCTCTCTCCGTTGGTGATGTACATAGTATGGCACAGCTCACACCATAAGTCAACATGGCGTGGACAGTTCGCTTACTGCGCTAACACGTAAGCGTTACGTATACGTTACGTATCCGTGCCACTAAGTAATGCGCATACAGATGTTTTGAGAATCATTATCATTATCAATACACAATAACGATACGTATTCGTACCGCAAATAAATAAATTAATCCGCTCGCGCTACGCGCTCGCTCCGCTGCATACTATACATGATCATACATTATTGTACAGTACGAATGCGTATTAAAGGGAGCGAGCGAAGCGAGCGGGCTGTAATCAGTATATTTTATACCCCTATGGGGGTTTTATTAGGATTACTTATATAAAGATAGACCTGAGACATTTTTGTCATTTTTTTACGAGGTAATTGCTCGCACTTCGTGCTCGCCGGGCCACATTGCTTCTGAAACAAGAGGAAAATGAGTACGTATTAAACCTTTAACGCCAGTTGCAATCAATTGATGTTCATATTGAGTCCCGTTAGCGCATCTTAGCGCAGTATAATGCAACCAAGAGCGGAGAGTACCGTTCATATAGAGTTTAGTAGGTGTACTAAGGGGTAGAACATCTCTTGCACATTCTTTAGCGACACCAGCGGCTAACATTTCGTTATAGAGTGCTAATGATTGATCAAATAGGTCTTGAGTACGTATTTGGAACTCTTGTTGAGTAAATTCATTAAGATCATCAATACTATTCTGTCTATTTGAAGTATCTTGCCGTCTAAAGTTAGGTAATGATGGCGTGTTAACGACTTGAGCGTATCTTTGACTAAACTCTTGAAAACTAAAAGATCTATGTCTTAAGATTTGACTAGCAACACTTCTGGTAGTGTCAATCTGTACACACATACTAACCATTTCAAAGGGTGACCAATGATTATGTTTAATAAGATATTTAATTAATTTAATACAATCAGGATTATCTTGATTATCAGGATTAGATACTCTAGCCATATAAGCTATCAATTGTTCAGCATCAGGAGTGACATGAACTAACTCTACATTATGCATACAGTAGTATAAGTTGTGGTGGGATTAATGTTTGTGGTGGGATGTTTAATAAGTTCTCACGGGATTCATCTTATTAAAGAAGGTGTTTATAAAGAATGAAGAAGAGGGAGTGTTTGTCTTTGTGTCTTTGGATCCTCCTCACTCTTCATTAGAGAAAGAAGGAGGAATGAGAGCTTGTCTCGAATTCCTCCCCGTTCGGGGAGTCGGGTCCACCCTTCCCTTCCCCCCTATAAGGGTCGGACCGTTCTAAACCCACGTAGGTATTGAGTTTTTACCACCACCTTTAGATTGTTGTCTTTGTTCTAAATTCATACCCATAACGAGATGATTAGCGGAAGCTTGAGGATCATCAAAGAATTCTTCTAGCATTGAATTCCATTCATTACGTTTCCTATCTTTAATAGCTTCTAGGGCAGAGATACCCATTGCATCTGTATAATATTGAACACCTTGAGCGAGAGCATCTAATCTATCATCATGTCTAATTGCACCTTTTTCACGACACATCCTAGACATTTGATAAAATAACATATAAAGAAGACGTTCTTCTGGAGCAGCTTGTGGGTTAGATTTAAAGTCCCATTCAATTACCGAACGATCAATAACGAGTCGGTGTTGGTTGAGGATGGGTTCAAGGGAGTCAATGATTCGATCTTCCTTTCTAACATTTGCTCTAACTTCTTCAATATCAATATTTTGTCTTGTTTGGATAAGATGCTTTCTGAAAAGCTCACTAACAATACCATCACCAAAGTTAGTTTCAATAAGAAGTTTAGTAACGCCATATTTCTTACAACCTTTTAAAATATCAAGTAATGTGTTGTCGGAGTATCCGTCTCTGTAAGCACGCATGTCGTGCAAGTACAAGAAACCGTTACGTTGGGAGATATAAGCTGCTGCCGTTTCATCCGATCCACGACCCGACGGGTCAACAGAGCAGATTGTTTCTTGGTAAGGATCCCATGTTCCTTGTAACTGCATTGGAGAGTAGAAATAATCTCCAGGGAGTCCAACAATGGGGAGGTCTTTGATAACGTTTTGTGGATCTGAGCACCAAACAACGGATTCGGGAGCAGTAGTGGGATTAACGCTAGTGACGATAAGGTCAGAGCATTTAAGAGGGAATTTTTCAGCATCGGATAAACTCGTATCTAACATGAACTGCAACATAAAGTTGCTACGACCCATTGACGCTTCACGTTCAATCAGGTCATCATTATCAAATCTATCATCAGTTACATCCCATTGTTCAGCACCTTGATCAATATCTTGTACCAATTGAGGCGCTAACAAGCCTTCGTATTGTGTCACCTTTCTTGGATACCTAGCAGGCCAAACAAAGGGCTTGTAGGCCCGTTCAGCTAGTTTGCGATAAACGGTAAAAGTAGTTTGGGGGGTACCCAGAAACATAATACGACTATCATTCTTGGGAGTAAGGATAGATTCAGCTTCTGTACATAATTGTAAAAGTTTCTCTCTCATAAATTCTGTCATTGAGTTGCCTGGAACCTCAATGTCGTCCAGAATCATTAAATCAGCACGACTACCGGTAAGCTGACCAGTAATACCCACTGATTTAACAGAAGGGGCTTGGTGAGGGGAGCAAGCAACATCAAATGAGATACGACTCCAACGGGAGTCATCAGATTTTGGGCGCAAATGTACCAACCAGGGTGTTTCAATGATTAATTTTTGTAGGAAGATTGACATGTTATCTGCACGTTCTTTAGATGCAGATATGATCATTATTTTCTTTTCGGGGTTATTAAATAAAGTCCAAAGAACAAAAGCACCAGTAATCCAGCTCTTACCAACTCCCCGAAATGCTTGGATTTGTAAACGCTTTGGACCATGTTGAAGGTAATCAGCAATTGCATATTGAGCACGTGTAGGGTTTGGTAGATCTAATTCACTCCATAATGCTTGTAGGAATAGCTTAAAATCGTCTTTAAGGAGGTCTAAAGTGTTCATAGGTAGAATCTAGCGTGTAGGGGGTTAGGAGGGCTTACAGGCCCAATGGAGAGGCCAGACGAACAGCAGAGCCAAAGAAACTGAACGCTTGTTTGCCAAGGTATTCAAATTCATTAAGTGGGTCACTAGCTATTTTTTCTAAAGTAGAGGGTTCACGTTTAGTAATTGTAGTTTGATAAGGATCAGGTCGTTTAGGTTGGATACGACCAGCTTTAATATCAGTATCACGTTCTCTACGTTTATCTCTTTCAATACGATTTTCAGCAAGCATTCCTACACCACCAAGAGCTGCAGAGGCACCAGCTAATGGTGGAACAACTAAAGAAGCAAGACCTAAAACACCTGAAGCAGCATTAAGACCTGAAGCAATTTGTTCTTTTCCAGTTTTAGTTACAGTACCATAAGTACCTGTAGTTGCTGCCGCAGCGTCACTAAGAGCATTAACTGATGTTAAAACAAGACCTGCTTTACCGATACCTGGTGCTAATTTAACAACGCTTTTACTAAAATCAAAAACACTTTGTAATCGTGATGTTAAAGGTACTTCTTCAATTATATTAGAAGGTAAGTCAAGATCTGAAACTAATTTGTTTAAACCTTCTTGTGTTAACTCTGTGTTGTCTAAAAGTTTTTTAAAAGCTTCAGGGTTTTTAGCTAATTCTGGGTTTTGACGGATAGCTTCAATTGCAGCCGCGTTTTGTGGTGCACCTACAGAAGCCAGTTCAGGGCTAGTTAAAATTTTACCTGACTGATTAATTCTAAATTTATCTAATACTTCTTCAGAAGTTATAGCTGCTTCAACAGTAGCATCCGCCATACCTGCAACAGTACTCGCAGGTTTAGGTGTTAAAGCTTTATCTAATAAATGAACACCACCTTGATGAAACGGTTTTAGAATACCTTTAGCATTAGGATCTACATTACCAGGTCTTAATTTTACTTTTCGTTTAATTAAACCACTTTCAAGGCGATCATCATATTCAACCCATTGAGGTGCATCAAATTGAATAACTTGGTCTGCAGTTATTTTTACACCAAGACCATGGTGTGATTCTATTAATGCCGAGATGCCTGCAAGTTCAGGAAATTCTTTATTAGCTGCTCGCCAGGCATCATGTGTTAAAGGTTTGTTGCTATCAGTCAATAATTGAGAAAGATTAGCATTAAACTGTTTGACAGCTTTTTTAATATTTTTATTGATTTGTTTTAATCTTCTTTTATCAACAGCATCTTGTTTAGATTCAACCCATTCTCTTTCACGATCTAAGTATTTACTTAATTCTTGAATTCTAACACTAAGTGTTTCTGCTTTAGTACCTGAAACTTTGTTTAACGTGCCTTGAAACCGTTGCAATGATTTCAAACGATCATTAAAATCCATTAATTAATATACTCCATAATTAGTTTTTCACGGAGTCTATTAACTCCAAATTTAGTTCTCATCCAACTGAGGACGGGTGTACTTCCTTTATCCTGATTACATCTAGTACAGGCGCATACAACATTTGTTGCGACATCCTCACCGCCACGTGCGCGAGGATGAACATGATCGATAGATAACTGACTAAGGTCATAAGTTTTTCCGCAATAGATACAAGTATGGTCAAAGTGTTCCTTAATAGAGCGTCTCCACAGACGCTTAGCTTCTGGTGAGGTCATGGCTATTAAGTTGTATAGGTAATCTTTAGGGGTAGGAAGTAGGGGAGTCATGCGCGTCCTTTACGTGCTCTGTTTTTTGATGCTGCTTCGAGGAATGTCTTTCCATTTTTCTTATGGGATACATCCTTGCCATCACCGTTACCGTAGGTTCCACGTTTACGGTTTTCTTTATTTAATGCAGACCGTTTAGAGATCTGTAATTTAGAGCCATCATATTTCTTTTGGTAAGATTTATAATTACCATTAGCATATTTAGCTCCACTATAACTAGACTTTCGAGCCATATAGTCTCCGTTGTACAAGTTCAGGATCTACAGTTGGCATAATACTAACTAATTTATCTAGTGGGCTACCTTCAAAGGCGACACCACTAATATCATTTTTAGATAACCAATCACAAGCTGCTTTTAGATCTTGTGTAGAAGCCTCACCCGATTTAATACGGGCAAGGAATTCTTTTGTGACAAGATTATGCAACTCATTGAACTGGTCTTCAGTTGCTTTCTTGTTTGTCATTTAGCCTTTTTAGCTTTAGCTTTAGGTTTAGCTGGTGCTTTAATCTCGTAACGTGTTTCGTTAGGTTCATGTACTAGGTGTGATTCAGCACGTTCTGCTTTAGCTTGAGTTTCGTATGTACCGATAACTTTATCAGTATATGAATCAATAATTTGATAAGACATAATTATACGTTATAACCTTTACGTTCGCTAGGAAGCTTAGCTTTTTTAGGTAGATCTTTCCACTGCAAAGGATCTCCAGGTTTCGTCTGTTTTGGCCGATCTTTCATTTCTTGGATGTAAGATTTTTTTCCGCCTCTTGGCATGATTAATTCCTCAATACGATTTGATCTAATTTGTTTTCTATGCGTACCATATGGTCTTCCATACGTTGCACCATCACTGATAAGTCAGCTTTGGATACGTAGTCTTGAGCTACGCTTAATTCAATAGCATCAATACGTCTGTCAAGACCACTAATGCGATCATGTACGTTATTTATTCGATTGTGTAGTCTGTTGTTAAGAGCTGCTCCACCGCCTATTAATGCGACAAGAGCAGTAACTGCTGCTTCCATCTATTCAAGTGCCACGATAGGTACAATGTCATTACATAAGATTTCAACACGTGATCCAGGTCTAAAGGTAAATCCTTTTTGCATGATCTCTGTACATTTTAATGCTCTAACTAATTCATAGTCAAGGCGCATCTTTTGTTCGTGTTTACGGGCGATAGCTTTACAGGTTTCAGTCATGCCACCATCTAATGGCACTGAAAAACTGATCTGTGCTCCCCAGTTATTACTTTTGGTATAACTATCACGTTTCATAGGTGTTGTATCGTTACCCATATAAAACGGTGAGAACTGCATGGTTGTACCATTACAGCTGTTATTACCACTAAAGTATTGTCTAGACGGTGCTCCGTTATTTTGAAACTGCACCGCCTGATTAGTGACGTTACCAGTAGCTGCTGCTACAGGACTAGATGTATTTTTAACTGTTGGTTCTTCTGCGTAAGCAGGGCTTACTGTGAGAAGATTGATAATGAGGTAGTAGTAGAAACCTGTTCGATAGTTTCGTTGATATCGATTGTCTCTACGACTCCTGCTGCTCTTTCCACCAGTTCTAGTTGAAACTGTTCCCCAGCATTTGTTACTGAATAAGTTGTGGAGCTGTTTAAGATGTCTCCACTTGGTGTTACGTTTGTTCCTGACCATGATGAGTATTCACCACCATAGATCTCAGTCGCAATTGTCCGATCAATATCAATAGTGGTAGTAGTGGTTGACTGCATTGACCCTTGTGTAAAATTAGGAGTCACTTGTGCTACAGCTGGACTAGCCAGCATTAATAAAGCTAGTAAGTACTTCATTCTTCTTTCTTTTTAGGATCTGATGATTTACTATTAGACTTATTGTTTGAAGTAGATAAACCAAAAGTGGCAAGCGCCCCTGTAAAAATAGACGCAGGAAAAGTAATATCCCCACCTACGCTTTTCTTAAACATTGGCAATTCTACGTAGTTTAAAGTAATAATAAAACCACTCCATACCACAACACCTAGACGTACAAACGTACCTAAGATTTGAATTTCATCTTCAGTATTTTCCTTTACCTTTTTCAGGAAGTTTTTGGGCTTCCCTTCTTTTTCTGTAACTTGCTCCATGCTTGTTTAATTATTGGTTTAAAAAGCATCACTAAATATTTAAATAGTGATTGTCCAAGTAATGTGGCAGCAACTGATATAAACGCTGTAGTTGCTGCAGTAGTCATAATAGTATTTGTAGGCATTGGTACTTCAATGTCTGTAAAAGGTACTGTTATGATTTGCGCTTCTGGTGGAACATAAGGCTTGGTTAAAGTTGTCTTAGGTTTTGATTGCTGATTGCTTTGATTCCCATTAGGTGTCTTTACCTTCGGAACACCCGGCGGTGGTTTAAGCATATTAGGTGGCACCACAAGTGGCCTGTAAGAAGGCAAATCAGCTTGTGGTACTTCTAGTATAGGACCGGGTAAATTAGGCGCTTCAGGAAGCTCTAGAAGGGGGAAGACAGGTATTGCTTCCCATTCCATCATTCTTTTAGTTGTTCAGCTAAGTTTAAAATGTTTTCAGTTGTATTTGTACCTTCAGCTTGAACGTAAGCAAGAGTTTCTTCAACAGTCATATCTTGAATTGTCTGAAAATCATCTTGGGGGTTTTCGTCACCAAGTTGATGTTTGAGAGTTGATAAAATATCTGTTTCCATAATTATTAAATAGTGTATTCAAACCTGCTTCTAATTGCAAAGCCTTTAGAAGTATTTGTACTACCTCCTGATCCTTCGTAATATATGTATGTAGAGGAACTACTGTTATTGTAGTGCTTATCAGGTCCAGTACTGGAAGATGGAGTACTGCCAGAACGAATACTCCAACTTCTAGATGTAGCTTCTCCAGGGGTTAATGTAGTTGAAGTAGCAGCTGCATAGGATGAAGAGTTAGTACTAGGGGCATTAGAAAGAGAATGAGTTCTCCAATTATTAGAAGTAGTATTAGAGACTGTTCCATTTAAGTTAAAATCACAGAATGCTGCGTCAGTTTTAAAATCCGCATCTGCGCCTATAATTCCGACGAGAATTAACTTTCCTGATTCTCCAACATAATTAGTCACATCTACGGTCGCTAGATCCCATTCATCAGTATCTGAGGTATGTTGTTGACCACTTTTAGACCATAGTAGAACCCGATTGTTACCAACAACCTCCCAATAAAGGTAAAAGGATTCCATTTCGGAACCAAACATGTGGTACCTAAAAGTTAATTCGGCAGAAGCACCGCCACCGCCGCCGCCACCACCACTACCGCCAGAAGCCGCAACAATTGTCTTAGATGAAATCGAAGTACTAGTTGCTGAAAGCCTCATTAGACTAACTCCGTAACTTCCAGTACTCCATCAGTACTTGCATCACGGATGTAAGAAAGGTAAGAGGCGTTTCCTACTGCAAGGTCAAGGCGTTCACCATTAGCAATAAAATGTGAAGTAGTAGCACTAGCTGTCGCTGCAGTTGGTGCAATTTCATAACGCACATCTGCTCCTACTGCTCGCATGCTAATACGATATACATTAGGACTTAGTTGTGTATTGGCAGATGCTGCTCCTGCTGTACATTGACGTGCTACGCCTGGTGATCCTAGAATTTCTACGTTTTTAGTAAAGCTCATTTCTTTAAATTAATACGGCTTGTGATAAATTGAATAGCATAATCATCTACAGTGTTATCTGTTGATTCAGCAATTTTTACTAGCAAATCAATTACTAGTTTTTTAACAGCTTCTGATTGTACAAAAGCAAACAGTACTGGACGGATAAGAGTAATCATAATTTTAAGATGGTTCGGTTGGCCAAGTAATGTTGTGAGGAAAGCCTTCTGCTGACGGCAAGTCACGCAACGCTGCACGATAAGTTGCCCAAGCTGCTTTATCAGCAGTGCTATCAGCAAGCTGAGTCCAATCAGATTCAGTTAGCTTCTGAGTACGTGTAGTGCGTACAGCCGTAGCTGCTTTACTATCAACACCAGCTTTATATGCTGCTTCATTATCAGCAGCACTGGTTACAACACCTTCGCTATCTGTAGTGTCAGTAAAGACTGGACCAGCGATAAACTTAGTAAACCACTGTCCACTAACTTCTTCTACACCACTACGTGTACTAACACCATAAGGTGCAGTTACCGTAGCTGCAGGACCGTTAAGCACAGCATCATAGCCATAACTATCTAGGACTTCAGTTGTAATTTGCTTAGGGAAGCTTGTATTTGGTTGTGAGGCTTTGAACTGACTAACAGTAGTCAGCTCACCATTTGATCTGTTTCTAATTTCCATAGTTAGTTAGTTATTTGTTTAAGCGATTGCAAGGAAGATGTAGGTGTCGCCAGTTCCATTAAAATGATCAAAACCTGTAGCAACTGTAAAGCCAGAAGAGTGTGGATCAATTCGATCGCTTGATGTTACTTGCGCAGCATTGGTGTTAAGTACCACGTATGGCTCATCGCCAACATTAATACCCCGCACTGTATCAAACACATACCAATCACCAGTGCCACTTGTACGTTTAATCATCACAAACCTTGCACCATTTGTAAATCCGCAGTCAATATCTTGACTAGTACCGTTACCTGTGTAACTACCTACCTTTGATATGCCAGGTAAAGTTGCGAAGAGATAGGCGAGAAGATTATAACCTGACTTGTTAACTTCAGGATCAGTTCCTACCGTAAATTCAGTTGATGTAGGAAATGTGTCATTCCACCAGGACGCCGAATCAACACCTGATGATGAATTATTTAATCTCATATAGTGAGTATTGTCACCATAATAGACAGCCCAGTTATTTACATCAGTTCTTAACTTTATGATCATTAACTCCGGCGTAACTGTGAGGTTATGATTCACCGTTTGTGCTGAACCACTCCCCTCATATGCAACTACATCAAAGAAACCTGGGGCACGCTTGAACATCCAAGATATCCTTTCGGTGTTATAAGTTGTACCCCAGCCAATGTTACTATCCATTACCCAGTTTGCACCATTATTAACCTCTGCGGCAGCACTGTCAGTTTTTAATGCCTTTGCGGCTGTAAGTCTTGTTATTGTATCGAATGAATCAGTAGAACTGTGTACCTTTGCTATAGCAAAATCAACAGGAAAGCCACTATCAAAAGCTGGGATGGTAGTTGATCCATTGCCATAATCAACAGCAAACACGTCCGTTCCAACTTCAGGCGGCTTATGCGGACGGCGGATTGCCATGTAGATGTAGGTCTCACCACTAGAATTAAAGGGGCCGCTTGTTTCGGTTATTACAAATCCACTTTCATATACTCCTACCTTTGCATTAGCCTCTGTACCGTATGTGTTTGCGGCCAATCTTGGCACATCTACTTCATAATTCATCCCACGCATAACATCAAACATATGCCAATCACCGGATCCATTTGAGGACACACCGGTTCTTTTGAATAGTACCCATTGTGGCTCAAACCCAATATCGATGTTTTTTCTTGAGCTATTTCCTGTAAAACTCCCACATTTAATAATGCTTTCATCCTCATCAGTGCCAAACACTGGTTCGTCATCAGCAAAGATATAGGCTACATATGTTCTGCCAGGATCATTAACAGCACCAGAATCACCTAAGGTAAAAACGCTGGCAGTAGGTGCTGTATCATTCCAGAAAAAAAGTTCGTCTTCAAATGCATCGTGTTCATCCAACTTAGCCCCATGAGTAGCACCAGTGCTTTTATGATAAACACGCCAATTTTCAGCATGAGTTGTGCATTTAACAATTATCATCCCCGGCACACTGCCGAGTGAATGAGATACGGTTCTACCAGCAGTACCATTTCCAGTATAAGTAACTACATCAAAGAAACCAGGCGCTTTGCGGAATGACCAGGATACATAGTCATTACCTGTTGCATTAAGTCCAGAACCAATGTTTTGTGGAGTGCCTAAAGTAAATCCATTTGAGTTAAAAGAAGAAAAATCAGTGCCAGTAGTTGTGTTATCAGAACTAGAATTAGTTGATAGATATTTTGTAGCTCCTCTTTCTGTATCGTACAAATGATAACTGTATCCGTCAGTCTCCCTTTTTTTGCACCAAACTAACCCACCTTCGCCTGCCAAATCAAGTCCATTGTTGATTGGATTAGTTCCACTGTTGCCTTCATACAAATACGTACTAAAAACATCATCTACATAAACCGGATCTCCACCACCTGCACCTGCTGCAGCAATAACTGTTTGTTGTGTAATAGGATCCATATCAGTTCACATAATCAGCAAGAGCAGCACCGCGATATCGTGTGCCACCGTCATCGGTGACAAAGACAAACAGGTGGGTTTTACCAGCAGTAAGTGTTGGCGGAGTATCCAACGGGAACTTAACACTAGCTGGCCAAGTTACTGTTCCTGATGTATGAGTAAGTTCTAAAGTAAAACTACCAGCAGTACCACTTGTAGGTGGGTTAGAAAAGGTAAAGGTAGAGTTAGCATTGATTGTTTTGGTAAAGTAATTACCAGTACTTAGATCAATATCTAAAGCTGCTACTGCTTCTGCTGTTTGCTTATAAGGACCGTTAACAACTAGTGCTGGAGTAGTGACCGTACCTGTAAATGTTGGCGAAGCAAGATTATGTGAGGCATTAACAAGATTTGACCCTTCTTTTACATAAAGAATGTCTTGATCTGTTGCATAGCAGATTTCACCCTCTTGGATGTCTGCTTTATTAGTATTAAGATTAGAGTAAGTACCACGTGCTACGCGCACAGGTGTTCTGTTAGTAGGTGTAGGCATTAGTCGAAAGATCCTCCGTCAAAAGTTTGTGATGTAGTTACAAGTGAGCCGCCGGTATTAAAATTCCCAGCATCAATAGTTGGTGAACCACCATTACTCCAAGTCAATACTCCTACACCATCAGTAGTAAGTACTTGATTTGTAGTTCCAGTATCATTAGGTAATGTCAGCGTATAACTAGCTGCTGCACTATGGGGTGGTCCTTTAATCTTTACACCATGAGAATTGTTCTCACAGTTAAGAGTGATTTGACCAGAACCATTAGTTGCATCACCAGTAACAATTGGGAGGTTCTTTGTTAGGTAACGAGTCTCTGAATCATTAGCGAAATAACTTAGAAACACCCAGCTTGTAGCTGATGTGTCGTACCTAAGTCTTACTGTTAATCCAGATGCACCCACAAAGCCGCTAGTAAGGCTTGTAAGGGGGCTAAACGACTCAATACCTGTACTGTCACCAACTTCAATGTAATCATTGTCAGAGGGGCTTCCAGGTATCGCTGCTACGTTTGCTACTAGCGTGAATTGGATGGCATTTGAAACAGCTGCACTAGCTGCGTTAGCTGTATTTACAGCTGCTGTGGCGTTTGATTCAGCTGTATTAGCAGTTGTAGTAGCAGAATTAGCTGTCGTAACAGCAGCAGCACTGTTGGCTAAAGCGGTATTTGCCGTAGCCGTTGTTGCATTTGCCGTTGTAATGGCTGTTGCTGCGTTAGCTAATGCTGTATCAGCTGTTGACTTAGCTAGTTCTGACTTAACGTTAGCAGTAGCTACTTCAAAGTCAGCTTCCTGCGTAACATACAAACTTTGAGTAAAGTTTTGGTTTAGATCTTCTGCTTTAATAGCAGAGCCAGGGAAGAATGTAGCACTCAATAGGTCAATAGCTGTATCCCTAAAGATACGAATAGCTACACCATTAGCTGGTGCCGATGTAAATGCAAGTGTTGTAGCGTTGGCAAATGTAAATGCAGTTGTAGCAACAGTATCAAGTGTTACCTTGACATCTGATTGTTTTAGATATTCAAATGTAAATGAATAGTTCGTGGTTGAACCATTCCCTGTATATGTGTTTTGTGTAGTTGCCATTAGTAACGAGTAGTTGGGATAATTCCTTGGGTGGCATTACGGTTATTAATTTTTTGAATCAGAATACGTTGCTGGATACCATTTTTCATTTCTGAATCTAATGCTTCATACGCAAGATCTTCAGCTAATTTCTGTGCATCACGTAGCATCGTATGGATTTGATCATACTTACCAATAGGTATTTGTTTAGAACTGTTGGGATTAAGTGGATCTGTTCGACGTGCTATTTTTAGTTCTTTAATTGTATTCCTAGCATCAGCTATTTTACTAATTCTACTAATTTCTTTTTTTAAAATTTGTTGTTCACCCATCTTTTTATATAATGCAGCACGTTCTGTATTAGTAAGGTCTACACCATCACGTGTTTTAAATGCACTAGATACATCATATTCAATATCTACTAAAAATTGTTCTTCTTTAGTCATACCAGGATGAATCTTTAGTGGAGACATCTGGTTATAAAAACGATGAAATAAAGTATATTTGTTAGGCATCTCTCCAGTGATTGGATTAGTAATAGTAGGTAGTCTATTGGTATCATCAAATACACCAAAGTACTTATTACGATTACCCAAATGACTCATAAGATCATTATTTAATTCCTTATACCCACCATCAAGTACTTCTCCAAACGCTTTACGTAGACCAGCCAACGGACCTAAAGAGTCAAATTGTGCAGCACTCCAACGTACCATTTGTGATTCGTTACCGCCTATCATTTCTGCAAGAGAAGACAAAGCAGACATACCAGCAGGTTCAGCTAAAGCTGCCGCTAGCATAAATGCTGACTTTTGAAAAAGATGTTCTACAGCAGTTTCACCTAACATGTCAAAATTATCAACAACGTTAGCCACAAAAGCAACCCAATTACTTAAACCAGGACCAAGTAATGCTTCATACTCCAACCTTACTCCACCAGGTAACAAAACTGTTCTTGGTTTAAAGTTACTATTTTTAATTCGTGCTCTATTAAGCTTACGATCAAAATTACCATCACCCGTGGCACTAAATAAGCCATCTCCAAAAAGTTTATCTCTAAAAACAGTTCCAATTACAAGACTTGTAATAGCAGTGCCGACTGCTTTTCTACCTAATGTTCTATTTTTTATATCAATAATAGTATTAAGTTTAGCAGTAGGATCCATACGTTGAATTGGATGACCACGTTTTGTAAGAATGTTGTCTACTAATTCTGGGTTAGACATGAAATCTTTTATTGGAGTAAATGCTAGATCATTAATATCTTCTTGAAATGATTTAAATGGAAGAGGTAAATAATCATCACCTACTCTTACTAAATTCATAAACATTTTAGGATATGTTAAAAATGTCTGCATCCATGGTAACATTTTTACTATACCATCTATTTCTTTAACAAGTGTAGTATCCAGATTTAATGCAATATCTGCTGTACTGTATTTAACAGCTTCATCTTTAATAACACCATTCCTATCAAACATGCTATCATATTCTTTAGTAGCTAATTCTTTGACACGAGCTGGTGTAGCAGCTTCACCTAAACGGTCTAGTTCATCCATAGCACGGAAACGTGCCTGAGCATTAGCTATAGTAGCACTAGTCCAACCATCAAAACCAGTCATTAGATTAGGTTGTAATCTAAAAATTGGATCTTCAGCCATTGCGATTCCTTCTTCATAAAGATCAGTAAGGAATTTATAACCATGATTACCACGTGCTGCTTCAGCTTCTGCAATATAACGCCATTGAGCAAACTTTTCTTCTTTCTGAATAGTTAAATCAAGACGTGTTTGACTTGCTACAGAGTTAGGGTTTTGTGATGCCTTCCTAAACATCTGCCCAGCATAAGGTATAGCTTTCTTTTGTGTATCAAAGATAGCACTATAAGCCATCCAACCACGCTGAACTGCTTTCAGATCTTTTTGCATCAATGCACCAGCAAAATAAGTAACTGGTTCAGCTACAAGACCACTTAGGTTACCATATAAAGCATTAATACCAGTTGCAGGATTAGATAGTTTAGAGTTGAAATAATTAGCTCTTAAAGCTTGGACAAGAATATTAGGTGATTCTGGATTCCTATCAAAACCAAGCCTTAGTTTTGTAAGACCAAGAGCCATATCTTCATTCATTTTAGCAATAGTATTAATTTTACCATCACTAAGTTCATAAAGTTCTAAGAATGCATCTAAAATATCGGGTCTATTTTCTTGTAAATACTGCCAGTTTGCTGTAAATTCATCACTTTGTTTTTGAATAGTACGTAATGCTTGTGGATAAGCTTCTTTAATACTTTCGGAAATTTCATCAGATGATTTACCAAAATTTTTTAATTTTTCAGCAAATAATAAGGCGCCTTTTTTTTCAGTAGCATAGTACCTAGTAGAATTTACTAACTGCTGTAAGAAATTAATATTATCGAGAAGTTTTTCTTGTGCATTTTCAATAGAAAGTGATCCTTTATTAATACGAATGCCTTCTGATAAATCAGCAACTTGTCCAGCAATAGAAGTAGCAGTATAAGCTTGTGCTTTAGCTACATCCATACCAGAATAGTTTTTAACCATTGTATTAATAGAACTTAAAGCATCAGTATAACCTTTTCCAGAAAGTACTTCAGCACCAAACTCATTCTTTGTAATGACTGGATCAAGGATTCGTCTGATCTCATCAACACCAACCGTAGGGTCAAACAGTTCTAAAACAAGATTATCACCTTGAGCTTGAATCTCATCAAAACTAATTGCCCAATCAGCAGCATCCATCCTATAACGATCAGCATCCTTTAGTTGCTTAGTAAGACCAATAGTAATTTCTTCTACAGCACCAGGTGTTTCAACACCAAATTTAAGAGCAGGTTCACTAATGAAATTACGTAGACGACCATATACTGTACCTTTGTTAGATGCAATACGTGCTGCATCAACACTAGCACCAACGATACCGAAGTCATCTACTGAACGCATACCTGTCTCATGCCAGTCGTACAAATCATGTACGCCTTTCATTGCTACATTACCTTCAGGATTCTTGGACATATTATAATATCCAAGTTCATCTAAGTCAGCTTCCTGCTTACGTGCATAGTTAGTAAGTTCTTCAGTAAGATCTTTACCTTTAGGAGCTGGTCTCATATCAGCAAGAGCTTTAACAGCTTGATCTGATTCCCCAAAAATTTGTGGAACCTTCTTTAAGTCAGCAGCTACGTTAGATAAAGCACTCGTTATTTTAGCAGCTTGACCAGCAAAAGGAATAAGAAAACCAAGTGCTAAATCCTCATTAATATTCTTCAAACGCATTTCGTCTGTACTTTCACCCTCAAGTGTTGCCCAGTTATCAGGTATAAAATCCCAAGTCTTTGGCCAGGATTTCTTTAACTGACCCGAAAAATTGTCTTCTGTGTACTGATCACTAACAGAACCAACAGCAACACTAACACCAGCTTCTACACCACGTTGAGACATGAACTTTACAAAAGCTGATTTACCAAGTGGGTTATTAACCAAAGCTTGTGCTTTAGTGCCAGCAGTAAGACCAGCACCTTGTAGTAAGATTGTAGGTGCGACAACAGAAGAAATGTTCCTTACAGTTTGAGCTACACTGTCTTCGTATTTAGTAATCTTAGGAATACCACCTGTTCCACCATATTGCTCATCTTGTTCGTCGCTGACACCTGTTAATGCATTAAAAGCTTCAATGCCAAAATCTAACATACCTGTTGGTATAGATAGTAATCTTTCTAAGCCTGTTTGATCTACTGCTGCAGCTTCAGCATCCAGTGCTTCATAATTAATAGAACCATCTGGATTTTTTAAAGGATTTGTATCTGCTGGCTCCGCCGTAGCGGTGCCTGGATCCTGTTGTGGTTGGAGCGTTTCTCCTCCCGTAGGAGGTTGCATGGATTGTTCAGTGTCCGCCAATTCTTGCTCTTGAGCAGCGTCCAATCTCTGTTGAATTTCTTCAATTTCTTCGTTAGAGAGTGTTGCTTGACGTTCTTGTTCATCCAGTACAAAATCTGCGCCTAAACCAGGATCTTGTGTAGGATCGTTCATAGTTTGTTTTTAAAAAATTAATTAATGGAATTAATCAAGTCCAACTCTTCTTGAGTAATTGGTCTTATTAAACCGCCAAGGTGTAAATGTGTTTCATGATCAGGATCACCATCACCAGGACCAATTACTTCTTTGAAAATATTCATAGATCGAATAAGTTCTTTAAGCTGTTTAGTCTTTGCAATAGACGTGTTGTAATCACCAGTTTGGTGTGTTACATCAAAAGCTTCGTCATAGTTGTGATAACTGTTTCCTGCGTGAACTGGATCTACTTGATCAAACGCACTATGTTCACCAATTTGAAACCCAGCTAATTGCATTGCAGTCCCTATATTTAGATAAGCTTGTTTGTTTGCCTCATAAGTTAAGGCTCCTGTAGGTCCAAGCATACTTGGCCTAATGTTTCCAGGCATATTTGTTGTGCCTAAATAATTAACACCACCACGATTTCTTTGACTTGGATAAAGAGAGTTCATTAATGTTGCATTTTCAGGACTTGCCTCATCAATAGCTTGACTTACAATGTTAGGTTGAATCAAAGGTGTGTTTTCACCAAAGGCGAGATTATTTGCTTTAATTTGTTCATTAGCTAGTTCACTAGGTTTTGCCTTCATTTTTACTGCAGTATAAATAATTAAAGGTGGATACCTTAAATTGTTTGAAATCTGCGCTTGTTGTGAAAGAGTTGCAAGTTCATCTGGTGTGGCTAACAAACTTGGTGTACTAGCAATTTCTCCTCTACTTTTACCTGCCGCCATTTTTTTATCAACAAGAATTTTTAATTGATAAAAATCTTTATTGTCTGGAAATAAATTAGGAAAAGCTACATTATTATTAGTGGCATCAGGCTTTTGATAAAATCTACCTGTTGGATCATCTTTATCTTTAATTCTTTCCGCCGTTAATATTTCGTTAGTTTTTGCTATTTGAGCCCCAATTGTTGCCTCATCTTGTGAACCACCAAAGCCCTGCTCTTTCCAAATCTCCTTCCACCTAGCTTTAAAAACACCTCCAAGCAGTGCAGCATCAGGTGTAGCACCTCCATCTAGACCTAAGCCATACACTTTTTTAGCAGCACCATCTAACGCAGACAATGTGTCTTTACCCAGCTGACCACCAAATTTTCTTATTTGTACTTTTTTATTTAATTCTATTAATTTAGTTTGGTGTGTACCAGTTGCCATGTTAATACGCTTTTCAGGAACTTCTGCACCAGTTCTTTCGTAACGAGCGATTTCATCTTCATTAAATAGTGATTGAGCATCACTTAGTTCATTTTTTAAATATGTAGGTATAGGTTGAGCTACAGAAGCAAACAAATCTGCTAGCTGTTTCTCTGCAGAAAAGGGGTTGTCGGCAATCATTGCTGGTATTTGACCACCATTAAATGCTGCTAATGTCCTTTCTTCGATACCGCGTATTTGTGCTAGTCTAGCTTTGTTATTATCAGAATCAATCCTTTGTACTCTATCTCGTTCTGCTTCATCTGCTAATTTAAAATAACGTACGCCCCATGTAGTTTCTTTACCATTTTGCCCTATAATTACAGCATTACGAATAGATTGAGCTTCTTCTTTAGTTGAAGCCATTTTCATGGCATTTACAAAAGAAGTATTTGCTGTTGTATAATTACCTGTAACAGCAACAATTTCTTTATATGCATTGGTAGCATCAGCTGCAGTATAATTAGATAGCAGTACGTTAGCATTGTCTAGTGCTATAGATTGGTTTTTCTCAGTCTCTCTAACACCAGAACGCTCTAGTCGCAACACATCTTTTTTTTCTGTTGCAGTTTTACCTGGAGTAAAATAAAGAGCTTCAGTTACACCAAGTGTTTCACGCATATCACGAGCAAGATCTTTAGTCACTTGAGCTTGAACAACTGCTGTCATTTGACGGTCATTCAACGCTTCTAAACCAGAAAATTTCTTCCCGTTAATTTCGTAGATTTTTTCATCACTTCCAAAAGCTTTATCGGTATAGATACCATGTTTTGCTTCATAAAGACGATTAGCTAATATACGCTTACCAATGGCACCAAGACCAGCGTTAGATACTACTCTTTTATAAGTTGCGGAAAAAGGTTCACCTGATTCCGCACTTTCAATTATATCTTCACCCAGCTGTTTTTGAGCACCTAACTGTAAATTACCATATGCCTCTTCATATCTACCTTGATCTTCAACTAACAACGGCGCAAGAGGTATTGCGTTAGCCGCATCAGTCTGATCTTCTAATTGTGCTGCTTTGTTCTGTGCTTCTATTTTTTGTATAGTTGAACTAAAATCAACTAGACTTGAAAGTATAGTTTGAGTAGCATCAGCATCATACTTAGCTTGCTGCTGATCACGTTGGGCTGTTTGTGTAATAGATAATTGCTCGTTCCTTAAATTTTGAACTTCAATATCTCTATTTTCTTTTGTAATTTGTTCGGTATAGTCTGCATTTGCTTGCATTGCCTTTAAAGTATCTTCCCGCTGTCTTTGTTCAGCTTGAAGATTTTTTTCCATACCTTGAACAACTCTGTTGGTTTCTTCACGCATCCGTGAAATACCAGCGTTACTGAGTTGTATTGGTTGAAACCCTTTAGTTTTTGTAGCAGATTGGTATCGGATACGTGCCATAATTTTTAGTTAGTTAGGTTGTCGTAAAAATCCACGCCACTAGAAGAAGTCATTGTTACTTATAGCACTGAACGCCCCGGCTGCTTGTCCAATACCTTGAATCAAAGGCGCGTAAACATTTTGTTGAGTTGCTTGAGGGACAAAACCGGGAATAGATTCCATACGTTCGATGAAAATACGTTCAGGTTCAATTTGTGGTTTTGGATCGTAAGACAATTTTTCTGGTTTAATTAAAGTCGATTCTCTTACAGTAAGATCAGCATTAGCTCTTTGCATTACAATCTCTTTAATATTGCGTTTACTTTGACTCATAAAACTTTCCATATTAGCATCCATTACTCTTTTGTTAAAGTCTGCATCAGCTTCAGCAGCAGTAATACTATTTTTTATACGTTGCATATTAATATTATAACCAGCTTTAACATTAGTTAAATCTCTTTGTATACGTTCTATATTAAGACCAATACCTGATTCTGCTAAACTTGATTCGGCATTTAATTTTGCTAGTTCAATACCAGCAGCCTTCCGTTTACCAGTCAAATCAGATTCTAATTGAATAAGACCACGGTGTAATTCAGCAGAAGCAGCTTGCTGCCGTTTAGCTTTAGATTTACCTGCTTGACCCATTGCAGCGCGACCTTCAGCAATTAAACCTTTAACCATAGCATCTGTTTTAGCAAAGGAACCTTGTTGCATTAGCTGATCTATTTGATTATTAATAGAAGCTGATCCTATGTTTCTTTGACTTTGAATGCTAAGTGACTTAAGACGCTGATCTGTTATATCGTAAGTGCCTTTTTCAAAAGCTTTATTTGACTCAAGGGTTGCCGATCTTGTACTTATATCAGCTTCAGTGTAAACACTTTTTAATGCAGCTAAAGAGGATTCACGTTGAAATTGTTGTTGAATAAACATATCTTCAAGTGATGCTTGTTCAGATTCAATCGCTCGTGCTTCACCTTGAAGATTTAACTCTAACTGTTGTTTACCAATATCTACACTTTTTTCGTATGCTTTAAGACCTCTGAGATATTGAAAGTCTTGGATTTCTTTTCCACGTTCCCAGTTTGAAATAGATGTATCGTAACTAAAATCACGCATCGCTTCATAATTAGCTTTATCAGCTACATCAAGCTTCTCGTTATGTTCGTTAGTAAGTTTGGATGTTTTTTCGTTAAACTCTCGTTGTTCCCTTTCATTCCTATCTGCACGTGCATTATTAGAACTGGCTTGGGACATGCCCATAATTCCGCCAGCAAGTGCGGCAACACCGCCAATTATTAAACCAAGAGGCATGTCTATCTTCTCCTATAGAATCGTGGTGAATAAATACCTTCCCATGTCATTGATACCAACGATACAGGGTATGGAAAACTGCTTGTCACTTTAAGTTCAAAATTAGTATTACGTTGATGGATTGGTATAGTGAATTGATGCTCAGATGTTACAGGACTACTGTCTGCTACATAAGTATTAGCATCAGTTACATATTCTACATTCTTCCATTCATCAGAACCACCAGCTTTTACTTTAAATAAAACTGGACCTGTCCTACCAACAGAGAATGTAACTCTTGATATAGTTAATGTAGCTGTATAATCTGATGTTGTAGCATCACGTTTATAATAAAATTTAGGCATAGTTGTTTCAAAATCATAACCATACCCTATGACAATACCATCAGCATAACTTGTATAGTCACCTTTTACTTCAAAGTAATTGTAACCTGTACCAATTTCAGTACGTGCAGTAGCTGCTAAATAGAATCCAGCATCAGCATCAACAGCTGCGTCTGTTCCTACATCTGCTGTTGGTACACTAAGAAGCATGATAGCTTCCTTTTGTTGGAATGGAGTATAAGGTGAATAGATTTTAGTAACCTCATTGGTTGAATCATATACCACCGCATTGACACCTACAGCAGGCTGTACGGGCCTTGTGGCCATGTCTAGGCATGTATTACCAGTGATGCTTGTAGCGCCTACTACAGAGCTTCCTGAGGGGATCTCATCAAGAATGATTCTACCTATTGTGTACTCATCTTCATGCTGAGATATGATAACTACAGAGTCATTGATAATATCTGCAGTTTGAATAGTACCTGGTAATTCCCATTTAGTCCATGCTTGAAATAGATCTTTTTCACCATTATTATAATACCTATAAAGATATAGGTAAGATGTAGCTCTATCAATTAGCATGATCACAGAGTTCTGTGGGCTAACTGTAAGACCATCTACAGTGTCAGGAATCCATTCTAATACAATCTTACTGATATCAACTACAAGTGGACTTTGTTCAACGTCACGTAGTTGCATAGTAAATAGTTTACTATAGCCTGGTACTCTATTAATAAAAGCTGATGTAATACCAACATCTACAGGTGCTATATCAGTTGCCATTTCATAGTTAGATAATGATCTAATGACAGCAGTAGTAGGTGTTAAGATACTAGCATCAGTTGAGTACACTTGAAATTGTTGTCGTGCACTAAATAATAATAGACCTTGTGGAGATGGTAAGACATCAGACAAAGTAACTGGTCTTACACTAGATACATTTAAATCAATAGGATCTGAATCAATTTGAGTTAAAGCAGATTTAACAAAGAAATTAAAAGTATCATTTGCAACACCAAAGATTACGTTATCTTGAGATAGTAATCCAAACCTATTACTATAAAAGAAAGAGGCTTGAACAGGATGTCCAATGAAAGATGGTAGTGGACTTGTTACATCATCTCCTGCTTCACGTGCTTTCCAAGGAATAGGATTAAATGCAAAAGTTAATGCACCAGTATTTTCTAGTTGATATGGCATTGTAGTTGCATCAAGTCCTGGTGATGCATCACGTGCAACAGTTTCTTTCCAGTAACCTCTACCTCTCAACCCATTATAAGCAACATACTTAAGATGATAATCATCATCAGCAGAGTCAGTATTTAATACTCTTACATAATGATTATGAAAAGATTCTACTGGTAACTCTGCGATATCATTAATATCATCTTCAAAAACTTCAAGAGATGTATTTCCTAGACCACCTTTTGCTTCAATGGTAAATGCTACTTCTGTGCCAGTAGGTGCACTGTAATCAGTGACAACAGCATTACTACCAGTTGTACGTTTAATAACAAGACTATTTGTATAACCTTCTAAATACCATGTACCTGCAAAGTTTGCATTAGATGCAGCATGTTGTGCTTCAATTGTTGCTTTAATAGCATCAACAAGATGATGGCTGTTATTAACATTGCCAGAATCATATACCAACATGTCATCAAAAGTTGTACTGTTTTGAGCAGTAACTGTTGTGACTATGTTTTGAATCGTGACTTGATATGAATACGTATTGACTAATGCTACTAATCTAAGTGTTGCTACAGCACTAGACACAAAGCTGCCTGCCGGCTGCATTGCAGTTGTAACAGTCTTGTTTGTAATTACTGTGACATCTTGTACACTACGAAAATGGTAGTCATTTTGTGTAGTACCAGTTAAGTAAGATGCACCATTATTAGTTACTGTACACCATGTACCATCAGCTGTAGTCCATACATAAACATTTGCACCTTTAATAGCACCAATGTAAGATCCAGCAGCATCACGTTCGATAAAGAACCATGCAGCACCATCTAGTTCAGCTTTAGTAAATGCAGTACCATTAGCTTTTTTCAATACATTTGTATGTTTCATTCCTGGTCTTTTTAGTAGACCATATGTAGGATCAGGGTAACCGTTAATGCATTCAGTTACTTGTCCTAATAATTTTTTGTCATCATTTTGTCGTGAGACACCACCAAGAAAGTTTGGTATTAACTGAGTTACTGCTGGCATTAGCGTTGTAAAGTATGGAACGGTTGGTAGCTTTGATAGAAATTACCACCTTTTGGACTACCAAAGAATGAGTAATCACCTTGATTACATTCGTATTCCAAGGCTGTAGATTTAGCAAGAGCTTCTTTTTGTTGTAAGATTTGATATTGATTTGGATCACCAATAATTCTACTAGATACAATTGACGATGCTCGTGCAATAATGAAGGCTTGAATTACAGTAGGAATGCTGGTCCAGTCAAAGTACCAGATAATATCTACATATAAAGTAGCATCAGTCCATGTAAATGAATGAGCAGTTTTATCATAAAGTTTCCCTTCACGATTAATACTATCTCTATCTAGGTTTTGTGTATAAGTTCTATTCAGATCCATATGAAGTATATTATTAGCAATAACTACTTCATTAGATGAGTCAGGTGTAATTGGATAGTCCGATTCTTTATTAAAAGACCAGCCTTCTGATTGTACTTCACGAGACACTTCTCTAAGGGTGTTGAGTGCAATCGCAACGTCCGGGTTGGTTTGTGATTCAATTCTACTTGTAGCAATAGACTGTGTTAAAATCTGACTGGAAACAGTCTGAGAGATATTAACAGTATATGTATATGTAACAGGATCTGTAGCTGGAGATACTTCTACACCTGCAACGGCAATAGATGTACCAACAGTTACACCAGGTCCACCAATATAGGTGCCGACTGGAATGTTAGCTGTTGTAGTAGTTAGAGTGGTGCCGGAAATAGAACCAGTAAAGCTTGAAACTTCATTCAGTACGAAAGTTTCATCAGTTGTCAATGTAGTGACAGGAGCCTGACCAACTGACGCCAGGATCTGATTAACAGCTTGTAGCTCAGTATTGGAGCCAGTAGTAGGGAAGGCCATAAATTGATAATGAGTATTATTCTCAATAAAGAATTAAAAAAAAGGAGCCTCCGAAGAGACTCCCGTTGGATATAAAAATATCAGAAATCAGAAGGTGCAGTAGCACCAACATACAATTCAACACTAGCAGCAGGGTTAAGGTAATCACAGCCGCAAGCTAAACGCCCGAGCATTACGTCACCCTGGTATACCACGGAGACATCTCCACTGGTTACTTGAACCTGAGGACCAATTGCTTCAACCATACCGGCTGCTTCTTTCTGGAAGATAAGACCACAGGACTTAGAACCGAATTCGGTTGCAGTACCATAATCATTATTAATACCAGTTTGAGCACCAGAGGCATCTTCAAGAGATTCTGCAACGAAATCACCAGTATTACCAGGTGCGGTTACACCAGTTGTACCGCCGTAAGCAGTACCATACTTGCCAAGGAACGGGATGTTCATAGACTTGTAGATCTGAATACCAGCAATCTCAATGATGCCGTTACCAGACTGCAAAGCAGTACCCTGAGCGTCACGATTAACCAGACCGTTGGAACCAACAGCTTGAATCAATTCGTAGTACTGACGAGGGTTAAGGACGGCAACACGGCCATCTGAAGTAACACCTTTCTCGTCAAGAGCAGCAGCTGCATCATAGAATGCAGATACCAAGTTACCAGCAACGTAAGCATCAGAATCATTGGTAGTTGCACCAACACGAATCTGTGTACCACCGGGCTCAACATAACCAGTTGCACTGATAGGAGAAGCCTTACGTGCACCACGTGCAATAGCACGGAATGCAAGACGGTCATATTTTTCTGCGAGAGCGTAGCCGATCTTACGTGAGATCTCAGACCTCAAATCGTAATGAGAAAGTACTTCGTCCAATTCGTAGACGAAAGCTGAACTGATCAACAGGTCATCAACCGTGATCGTCTTCTCAGCCACAGGAGGTGCACCATTGGAGTCACCAAGAATGCTGTTGCCAGGAGTATGGAACTCTGACTTGGTACGACCTGTGAAGATAAACTGCAAAGATTTGCCGTTCTTAAGTGTACGCTTCATGATCAAGTCACGAGCGATTGTATTATTCTGGAAGCCTTTGAACATTTCGCCACTGAACAGTTTAAGATACAGTGCACGTTTGTCGCCAGCTAGGTTAGCCTGACCCAGCTGTGTAAGCTGAGAGGGGTTAACCGAAGATTGAAAAGCCATTTTTGTAGAGAGTTAATTATGTACGACTCTCAAAGATCTTTGAGTTATTTAATTTGTATTGTGGTCTATCCCACCGTCTAGACGGCAAAGGGTATCCTCGTAAGGGCCTATGCCAATAGTGATGAGGGGAATTGCACCCCTCTTTAGATCTATCTCACTTAAGCCAGGTCAAGTGGAAAGTTATGTGCATTACGTTCATGCATTACTTCCATACCAAGACCAGCTCTATTCAGAACATCTGCCCAGGTATTAATAACGTGAGTATTGCTATCAACAATAGATTGATTAAAGTTAAAACCATTTAAGTTGAACGCCATCGTAGAGACACCCAGAGCGGCAAACCAAATGCCAACAACAGGCCAAGCGGCAAGGAAAAAGTGGAGGCTACGGCTGTTGTTAAAGCTAGCGTACTGGAAAATAAGCCGACCAAAATAGCCGTGCGCTGCAACGATGTTGTACGTTTCCTCTTCTTGTCCAAATTTATAACCATAGTTTTGACTAATGTTTTCACTTGTTTCACGTACAAGTGACGAAGTGACCAATGATCCGTGCATAGCTGAGAACAAGCTCCCACCAAATACACCAGCAACCCCGAGCATGTGGAAGGGGTGCATAAGTATGTTGTGCTCGGCTTGGAACACCAACATATAATTAAAAGTACCGGAAATGCCAAGAGGCATAGCGTCGGAAAAAGAACCTTGTCCAAACGGGTAAACAAGGAAGACAGCAGAAGCTGCGGCAACCGGAGCAGAGTAAGCAACAAAGATCCAGGGCCTCATACCGAGTCGGTAACTAAGTTCCCATTCGCGTCCCATGTAAGCGTAGACACCGATAAGGAAATGAAAGATGACCAGTTGAAATGGTCCTCCGTTGTATAACCATTCATCGAGACTTGCTGCTTCCCAGATTGGGTAGAAGTGAAGTCCGATAGCGTTTGAAGACGGGACAACTGCTCCCGATATAATGTTATTTCCGTACAGGAGCGATCCTGCAACTGGTTCACGAATGCCATCTATGTCTACTGGTGGTGCTGCAATGAATGCAATGATGAAGCAGGTTGTAGCTGCTAGTAATGTTGGAATCATTAGGACTCCGAACCAACCAACATACAGTCGGTTGTTAGTACTGGTTACCCAGTCACAAAAGTCATTCCAAATATTCTGTTGTTTTTGTAGCGTAATTGTTGCGGTCATTTAAGTAATAGTTCATGTGTGTTTGTTCTAGTAAGTAAGACCATTTTAAAGACTTGGCTGTCTAAAGCTAGGGAGGGAATTGCACCCTCCTTTAAATCTATTTAGCTATTAGAAGCTGTACTTGACTCCGAGTTTAGTACCGTAATCATTTACATCATCAAAGGTTGCAGCTACTTCTCCATATACGGATAGGCGCTCTGTTGCTTGTACTGAACCACCCAGCTTACCGGTTAGTTTAGTTTCTTCTTCACCACCATCAGGTGCAAAGATTGAAGGACCAGCTTGTACATAGTATGAAGCTACATCATTTCCTGATTCATATCCCAGATGGAAATCTGTAACATGTCCATTAAAATTAGAACCACTGAAGCCAGCGTTGTTCTCAACGTTTGCATAAGGACCAGCAAGTACAGGGGAAGCAGCAAACAAAGCAGCAGGGAGGATAGCAAAAATTTTCATTGTAGTTTAGTTAAAAAAGAATAAGTGTGTTTTGTCCTATTACCATGAATACCCCAACCTAACCAATGGTAAGCAGCATTCATGTAATAAGGTATTGTTTGATGAGGAGTTTGGAAAGATATTAAATCATCTCTAAACTTCATCTCATCAATTAGATAAGCAGTTTGACATTCCAAACTACTTGGATCAGCGTTACGTTTAGCACAAAAAGTACCAAGACCAAGGTAACGATGTTTTGAAGTCCATTGTATTAAACCATAACCTCCACGAAGACAGCGATCATAAGGTACAATTGCACCGCCTTCGCAGATGTTAGGTTTAAATGTAGACTCTTGATAGATGTTACCCAGAATGACAGCAAGAGCAGTTCGATCTGTCACACCAGCAGAAGTCTGTAGTTGTTCTAGAACGTACTGCTGTTGCACAGTACATTGTGGGCATTCAATCATTTTTTCTTAGCAGTTTTAGCGGAGCGTTTAAAGTTGGCAGCAGTGGGAGCACCTTTGCTTCCAGGCTTACGCATCTTTTCATTTGAACCTTGTTTAATACGCATGCGTTTAGCATGAATATTAGCGTAGAGACCTTTCTTAGCCATTACTTTTTAGTACCTTTTTTTGTACCTTTCTTAGGTGGTCTACCTTTCTGTGATCCGTAAGTTCCTTTACCTTGTGGCATTACCATACTCCAGGGATAATTTGTCCAGTCAATGCATACGCTCCTAGCGCAGCCATGACACCTAGCATAGCTAGGCGGCCATTTAGTTTCTCTGCTTTGTCGTTGTGATTCACAGTGTAGGTTTCGTCAGTGTACATAGTGGGTTCTTTTGCGAAGAGGTTTTGTTGTCCGTGATCGTTGGTGGTAACAGTCATTAGAATTCTAGGTCAGAGTTTTCAAGTTTACGCATAACGTCAGAACGATATGCTGGATCACTATCATAACGTTTGTCACTCATAGCTGCTACAAGTTCTGATTGACTACGGAATGAATTATCAGCAGCTTGTGCTGAAGAACGTCCTGTCAATAGCTGACCTTCTTTACCAACAGCATCTGTATATTTACTGTTCAATGCTTGTACAGCAAAGAAGATAGCATTAGAATTACCATCAGCCATCACTGCATCATACATCTCAATTTCTTGTTTAGATAAAGAGTCGCCAGCCCAATGCAGCATATCTTTATAAGTAGACTCACCACCAACCATTTCAAACAATTGATTAGCTTGTTCTTCAGTCAGTTGATTGTCATTACTTTCTTTTTCTTGTTCCTCTTGCTCTTCAAGTGGTGCATCTTCTGCCTCACTTTCTTCACCGACTTCTGGTTCTTCACGTGGTTCTCCAAGTTTCTTTTGGAGTTGCAAATAAGCTTGTTCAAGAGATTGTGTGTCTTGAAACTTACCTGCTAGCAGTTGCTGTTGTTGCCCTTCATTAGCCTCGGCAACAGCGAGAGACTCTTGTTCATCAGCGTTAAGTTCTGGCTGATCAGCGGGTGCATCATTAAGTGTTAGTGTTTCGCTCATTGCATTGGTGGTTGTTGTTGTTGTTCTTGTTGCATCATCTGTGCTGCAGCTTGTTCACGTTTCTGATCAACAGCAGCCATCTGTGGTTCTTGTTGTTGAGCCATCATCTGTTGTTGTTGTGCCACAGCTTGTTGTTGTTCTTGTTGTATCTCCTGCATACTCTTAACAAGATTCAATACATCAATACCAGATGCTGCTGCCAAACGTTTGACAACTTCTTCTGGATTAATAAATTGTTGAATAGCTTCTGGACCCATTGTTTGAGCAATAACTTGCAGGAATTGACCAAGACTTTCTCTGTCCTGTCCACGTCCAAGGGCATTGATACCAGCAACAATTGTAGGTTTTACAATACCACCTTTTGGTAAACGTGGAATCTCACCTGTTTTTTGTGCAACATTTAGTTTACGATTTAGATAAGGAACAAGGAACTCAACAGTAAGTAAACTGAATAGTCCACCAAGTTGTTGTTCTAATTCCATCTGAGTCATACGTACTTCTTCAGCAGTAGTACGTTCTGATTGTCTTACATTAAGTACAAGGAATGCTTCACTTAATCTTTGACTTAAAGTACCTACCATTTGATAAGCAGTTTGAAAGTCAGCTGTTTTACCAACTTGTACAACACCAATATCATCAGGTCGACCCTGAATAATAGCACCATTGCCAGCAGCTGCAAGCGTTGATGGTTTGGTCGTACTGCTTGGTGAAACAGTAAACACTATCTTAGCAGCTGCTGCGCTGCCTTCAACCAGTGCTTGTGACAGAGCTTCAAGTGACTTGAGATCACCAATGAATTCCTCTACCCTACCACGTCCATAAACCTCTCCGTCTACATGATTAAAGCGTAGCACAAGCCAGGGGTTTGCGTCAATAGGTGCTTTACTCATTGACTTAGATAAAATTTGATCATCTACTTCCTGATGCCAAACCCAACGATTATTGTCTCTAGTACAATGTGTGTAAACATCACATTCATCATCATGACGTGATGAGTTATCATTTGGTGTGTTAGGTTTAGGTTCCTTGTATTCAGGGTAATTTTTTTTAATTACTTTTTTCGAGATTGTTTCTTTTGTTACAATTTCAATAACATTACCGTTACCATCTCTATCTACTACATATCGGTTTAAGGGATAGAGCTTAAGCCCTTCCTTACCCATAAAGATAAGAGCATTACCAGCTACTACAAGATGCTTTAATGCTTGATGAACGACAACACGATCACTAGAGGCTGCAATAGACTCCATGATGGTGCGTTCAACTTTAGCAAATGACAAGTCAAGTTCTGATCTAATCTGTGGTCCTAATTCTTCAGGCAAATTAATATCGTTAACCTGTAGCTTAAAGAAACTGGTTTGTGGAGGTAGCAATGCAAGCATTAATTTACTTGCAAGCGTCACCACACCTTTTGCGCCTTGTGATTGCCACGGTGTTGTGAGTTTTAGTGAGCCTTTAGTATATGTCTCATCCTCTCGGATAAGATAAGGTAAAGTTAGATCTGCTGCTTGTCTAGCAGTATTAAGAAACTGGGAACGGTCTGAAGACAATCTGTCATAACGTTTTTTAGCAGTCATTAGACGTTCAATGTGTTAGTTGTGTTTTGAGAGTTTGTACCTCCTAGTATACCTGCAAGAGCATTTGCAGTGACAGGATTAATTTGCAATTTTCTACGTTTAAATCCTTGTGTACCACCAGTGCGTGGTGTTTCTGAAGAACCTGCAATTTGCAGTGCACCCATTTGATTTGATCGCGCTTGATTTGATTGGAAAGTGCGTTCAGATAACCTTTGATCCGAAGCAATTTTATTTAATCTAGCATCCTGTTCAATCCTTAGATTATTTAAAAAGTCATCTTGTTTTTTTGTTAACTCTTTATAACGTTCGTCATTTAAATAAGATCTTGCACCACTAGCAAATTGAAACCCTTGCTCATTACTTGTTCTAATTAAATCTTCAACAGACATACCGTCTGCGCGTGCCTTTTGGACAGCAGTTAATCCAGCATGTGTAGTCGACCCACTGTTGACATATTTTCTAAAAAAGTCAGGAGTGTCCATATATTTTTGAGCACCTGCCCCAAAAGAAAAACCTTGGTTTCTAGAAGCACTTCTGATTTGGTCAAGACTCATCCCAGCAGCTTCAGCTTTTTCTATAGCACTTAAGCCTGCATGTGTAGTTGATCCACTGTTGACAAATTTTTTAAAAAATTCAGGACTTGAATCAATAAAATTTTGAGCACTAGAACCAAAACCAAAGCCTTGATTTCTTGATGCTGCAAGAATATCATTAATAGACATTCCTTTTCCTAGAGCGCTCTTTACAGCAGTAAGTCCAGCATTACCACCTTCTTTATAATATTCAGGTGAAACATATGTACGTAAAAAACTCATTTAATTTTCCTCCATATAATTAATGATCCATTCAACAACACTGCGTTGGCCGGATCTAAACATAATCTTTTCCATTGTATCGTCTGGTGTAGGGTTAACTGGTGGAAATGATTCTTCTAATTGATGTACAAGACCACGGGATTGCATCCCTAAGACTTCAAGCGTATTGGGGGAGGTTGACATTGCTATGCTCAAAGAACGCTGGCATCCGTGCTGCTTTAGTTGCGGAAAGTTCAGGGGCTTTCCCTTCATACATTAAGCGATCACTAGAATCCAGCCAAAATTTTTTATCCAAATATTTATCGGTAGTATTAATACCTAGGGGTTGCATTACCCAATTGATAGTTGCCTTCCTTAATTTATCAAGAGAAGGAGAGGCACTAAGGCCCAGCTCAGTGCATACAAGACTATTAGCCGCCACGTGGATTTGTTCATCTCTGCTTATATCCGCGCTGACCGTTCGCATTCCAGCGTCACCATTAAAGCGCATGAATGGTAAAAGAACGAAGAAAATTGCACGTTCGGCAACCATTGCTTTGAGGATCGTGTGATCAGGATGCGAAGTCCAAGCTTCCCTGAGCCGTAAAGCTTCCGATTCAGCTTTTTCGTCAACCCCGTAAGCATTGGCAATGTAACCAAGTGCCAGGTCGTGATTTTCCTCGTCGGTGATATTTGATTCCAATAACTCCCGCGATAGTTTTGGTACGTCGGTAGCCAATCCATCACGGATAAAATCTCCCACCGGTAGTTCCATATGTCGCAACGCAAGAGCACGGTACACCGTCTCTTCCGCTCCTGCCTTGCATAATCCGGCAGTTGTCTGGACTGGTGTCCATTTCCTTTTTCTGTTCAGTAGTTTTTCGTAAGGGTTCATTCTTGACAATCACATGTAATTTCTTCATTTAAAATGTCCTCCAAATAGTTATCTACTTCTGATTCATCTAATGCAGCATAAGCACTAGATTTATCTTGAGTATCACTCATCACTTGTAGTGAGTAATAGAGGCTTGTTTGCGGAGACCGTAGCCACTCTTCCACGAATGCATTATCGTAGGTTACTGAATCACTCCAAGAGTTGAAACTGTATCCATGAAGAAGTCCTGTGGCATCAAGCATTGTCATAATGCCATCAGCCACTCTTTTATAATTATCCCAACCCACTTCTGACGCAATCTCTACGTCACCATAGTTGTAAGTTTGTACTCCGAAAGTACCCGAGTCGCGATCGACTGTCTTCGAGATAGGTGGAGCGATTTCTGGTGTGCAAGTATAGCCATCCAGATCCACGCTTCGATAACTGCAACTGGCGGTTGGAGCGATAGCAAAGGCTCGAACCATATTATACTCGCGAGCGATTGTGGCTGCTTGGTTAATTCCTGAAGCAATTTGAGAGACAAGTTCATAAGCTGCCGAGCGGATAGTTTCGTTGTTGTTGTACTGTTCTAATGCACGACCAAATTGATCGTATGTTACTCCGTACCGCCGTAGGAGATTTGCGAGCCCAAGCATGCCGAGTCCCACTTGTCTATCAATTTCAGACGGGAGGTATTCTCCAGAATCTCCGACAGCTGTCCTACTATGTAGGCTGCACAACTCGGACATACCTTCAACAAATGCTCGTGGGATGTCGTCGAACTCACAGGCTCCAAGATTGATATGCTGTAGTAGACAGGTACCTCGTGATGGCAGGTATACTTCGAGACAGACGTTACCTCTGATGCGGTTTCCTTCATTGTCATATTTTACTTTGTTTAACCAGATGTCACCTGATTTAATTCCGAATAATAGTTGTTCCTTAAACGTACAATCCTTCCACCACTCTTCAGTGATGTTGATGCATCGTTTGACCCAAGGTAGTTCCGATCTAGGAGCAGTAATAAAGTCAAGAGCATCGGGGTGATTGAGCGAAATATGAAGAACAATTGCACCATTTTTGTACACCCCACCTCTACGTAATATTTCATTTAAGCTGCTATAAATTTTACCGAAACTTACAGGACCAGAAGCTGTTACACCTGACTCACGAACGTAACCTTTAGGGTCAAGTTTGTCTAGGTGAATAGCACAACCTGCACCATACCTAAGGGCATGTGATGCAAACCTCCAGCTGGCCTCAATTCCGTTTGGTCCTTCCATTTCATTTTCAACTACAAATACTGTGCAGCTGACGGGTAGGCGATGTGTAGGATCATCGATCCATGATTGAACCCGACCTGTGCGGGAGATATAGTTAGACATTGAGTAGATCAGTTAGGTTTGGAGGTTTATAGTTTGGTCCTTTTAAGACCTTACCGTCTGCACGGTAAATAGGTTGTCCATTCTCATCTAGTTTGGACATATTTGATTTATGAACACGATCCATAGCTTCATCTAGATCCCAACCGTTGTTAGCAGCAAACTGATAACACACATAGACAAGATCACAAAGTTCTTTTAATTGTTCGTGTTCATCTTTAAAATGAAAGGCTTCGTGAAATTCTGACCACTCTTCATCGATCAAAGATTTCTGAGTCAGTTGCCCATTCATCGAATCCAAGATCGAGTAAGCGGTTCGGAACTCTTTCGCTTGGTCCAGCAGAGTCGGCACGTGTGTTTTCAAGTTCATTTTCTAGATAGTGGATTGCTTTTTTTAGATCAGAAACCGCACTATCTTTATAACCAGCACGGCAGATATATTTAATGGCACAGCCTAGGTGATAATTTAATTGTTGGTCTCTGATGAAGTCCCAACATTCAATCTTACCTCGGGTGTAATAAGTGGGTGAGTCGGCCATTGTTTTACTAGATTGGATACGGTGTTAGCTAAGGCAAAGTTCTGACGTTGTAACGCCATGAATAAAGTAATAATATCAGTTTTGTCAGCTTCAGGTAGTAAATCTTCAAGCCTTCGTATCTTGAAGTCCTGTTCCACTGTTAACTCTGTAATCGGAGGAGGGGGAAAAGAGTATGGGTTGTTTTGCTCTCCAGTCATAATCATCTGTGGTAAGGATCTTTGCAAGTCTTGCGTTTTGCAGTGCAATGTCTTCACTAAGATCCTTCTCAGCAAATGCATCAACAACTGTTTTCCAAGTATAACCTTTATCTTCAAACAAAGAAACAGCTCGTTTGATACCAATACCTGGCACTCCGCTGTAACCGTCTGTTTGGTCACCTGCAAGCGCCTGTATCAGATGCCAACGTTGTCCTTCTGACTCTTCCACATTCACGATTTCATCCATGTTGTAGAGCCTTCCAGGTATCTGTCGCATGTCCTTATCAGGGCTGACGATTACATTACCAGGATATTTAGTAGCGTAGATACCCATACTATCATCAGCCTCAAGAGTCGGTAGTATTACTACTTCGTACTCATCTTTAAGAGCATTGATGACACGTTTGTATCCACAAGGTTTCTTACGATTGCGGTGACCTTTGTAAGCTGGCATAATTTCTTTGCGAAAGTTAGAACTATCACTAAAAAACAGGACAACTTCTGGTACATCCCACATGAACTTATTTTTAATTTTATTGAGTTCACGTTTAACTGATGCGTATGCTTCACTAAATTTGCTGACAACTACAATTACATCATCACCAAAGTCTAGGTCAGACTCTGCACCAGCGCAAGCTTTATAAACGATGTAATCTGCGTCAACAAATAACTTCATTTACCTTGGCCTCTATATTTCTTTTTACCTTTACGTGGCTTACTATGCAAGCCGTTGCCCTGACGGGTTTTCTTTGATGTAAACGGAACTACTGTTAGCACTCCCATCATTGATTTACTTCTCATCAGTGGGTTTCACTCCAGTTTTGTCCGGTTTTTGATTCTGCGTCGATTTTGATTCTGAGTTTGTAATATTCTCCAGCTGAGAGACTGCTAAATACCAAGGATGTTGATAAGTCAGCTGCCTGTTCAGGGGCACACTCGAATTGTAGTTCGTCATGTATAAAAGCTAGTTGAGAACAGCATAAGTTTAATTCTTTAATATTTTGTTGGTTGATTACCATCCAACGTTTTGCCAGGATGGCAGAGTTACCTTGCAAGCAGTAGTTTAACGCTTTATGCGGGCTATCCACCATAATTTTTCTACCATCGATAGCTTTGATATATCCTCTTTCTGAAGCTGTCTTGATAGATGCCAGGAGTTTATCGAGTCCATCAATCGCGTCAATATATGCCGCTCTGATTTCTTTACCTTTTTTCTTGGCATCTTTGGATGAAAGAAGTTTGTCATAGCTGTGTCCAATTTTTTCGTCACCTGCGCCGTACAGGAAGGCATACGTTACAGTTTTCACAAGCTTCCTAGATATTCCTATCTTG